CTAAAGACCAAGACCCAAAAGAATCTGTAGGTTTACTTCTTAATGTCAGAGGTAAGCAGAGATATTTTCCTTGTGAAAATTTAGCTATTACAGATCATCAGCACTTTATTCTAAATCCAGAAGATTATATAAATGCAGATAAGACAGGTGAGATTATAGCTGTAGTTCATAGTCACCCAATAACTCCTCCAATCCCCAGTCAGGCTGATCGTATTAGTTGTGAGCATAGTAAACTTCCGTGGCATATTGTTAATCCTAAAACAGAAGAGTGGGGAGAATGTATTCCAGAAGGTTACGTTCCAGATTTATTAGGTCGTCCGTGGGTCTGGGGTGTTACTGATTGCTGGTCACTAGTCAGAGATTGGTATAAGCAAGAAAAGAATATTGAATTGAAAGATTATGAAAGAAATATGACACCACAAGAGTTTTTAGATGATCCTTTGTTTGAAAGTTATGCTTGGAGAACAGGATTTAGAGAACTTAGAAATGATGAAAAATTAGAAGCAGGAGATGTATTATTAATGTCTATAATGCACCCAACTTTAAATCATGTAGCTATTTTTCTCGGAGATATGGTTTTACATCATTTAGCAGATAGACTATCTTGTAGAGAACCATATTCTGAGTGGTTGTTAAAAT